TCCATTACAAATGTGCTACCGCCTAAACGACTTACAAAAGCATTAGGTATACGAGAATCGGATTTGCCTATACCGCCACGAGGAGCACCTGATTGTTTATCAACTGGCCCTGGTGTACTCCAACCAAACACCATGCTTGGGACTTCTCGTCTAGCACTACTAGTTGTTAGTCCTCTAATATCATCAGTTATAAGACCTTGAGTGTTTAGTACATCTGCTAAAGGATGTGTTGGTTTAGTAAATTTTGTTGAATCGTCTGGATTATCACCATTAATTTTTTTGTTATACTCTGCAACTGGTGCTCTTGTATAAGTTCCTTCAACATTTTTTTCTGTACCTGCAATACCAGGAACCATAAAATTCATACCTTCATCAGGTACACATCCTATCCAGTAACCACGCTTAGGATCACCATCAATAAAAATAACAACTACAGTAGTTCCAACATCTGGAGGTACTGCCCACATGCCATAACTTTTTTGTGTGTTTCCATAATTGTCAGGATCTTCTCTCACAAAGTCAGCACTAGTTACTCCGTAAAACGGACTCATATATTTTACTTGATGTAACTGGCCAGAGTCTCCAGTATTGCCAGTAGGTCTCAATAACTCTACTTGTAGCATACCCATAAATGTGCTATCGAGATGGCTGATTACTCTAGCTAGGAACGGACCGGGACGCGGTTCATTACCTTTAGTGCTTATTCTTGTTTGATCATTCATTAAACTGTTCCATCTGAATCTGAATTAGGAGTTTCAGTAACCGGGCCTTTAGTAGATGGTAAATCTTCTTTTGAAGCTTCATCTAAGAATTCTTGTGTAGGTCTTCTAAATCCTGTTAATATTTGTATAAATTTTCCGTCTTGAAATCTACTCTTAATTGCTTGCACACAATATAGTCCGCTAAATTGTGCTATTGGAGCACTCTTACTACTGCCACCAAAATTATACAAACCAGTTGATTGATTAAGATCAACTGGAGATCTAAAATTAACTATGATATCTACTTCGCCGCTTTCGTAGTTAACTGTACCATCAGTATTTAGATTATGTGTTGCTTGTTCGCTGGTATAATTTCCTGCACCGCTTTGTGTAATATAATAAGGGTCGCCAATAATTTCCATTTCAAGATTATACATATCAAATGGATTATTAAGAGCTTGATTAAACAACTTACCAGCACGTTGAGCTTGCTTTTCTTGACCACCGCCACCGCCACGGTCGTTTCCTGTTATAGTGTTAACCCATTTTAAGATAGTAGGCATAATACCAGGACCACTTTTTTGATCTTTTCCATCTGGCATGAATTTTTCACTGGCATTTGTTTTTTCATCTTTGGCGCCAGTTTGATTAGCTGTAACTTTGTCTTGAGTTTTATCTAATCCATCAGCACCCATTATATAGACAAATCCGTTATGTAGTTCTATTTTAAAACTTATAATATCTACATTATGACCTGTATAGATATATTCATATTTTTTAACTGCTTGGTCTTTTAAATTTTCAAATCCGTAACCTTTAGTTCCTGCTGGCAATAATCTGCTGTTATGTGCTTTGTATGGCACAACTTGATACACTATAAGACGTGGTTTAATACCTGTATTCTTTTGATTGTCGCCAATTGTATAAACTTTAGTAGCTATTCTATACCAGTCTCTATAACCTTCGGGACTTACTTTGTTAGCGTCCAACGTATCGTCGACAAAATTACTTTGTAATATTACTTGGTTAATTGCTTGTGGTATACTGGTATTTTGTGTAAAACGCATTTCAGTCGATGTTTTATCAAATTTAAATTTACCAGTATTAAATGTTCCTGTTTTTACATCGTATAATTTTTCTTCTTTAGCGAATGCTGGATCACCTTTGCGTGTTTCGTCAAATCCTAAACTAGCTTGACCAATGACATTACAGTCTCCAGGATTTTGAACTAGAGTTTCGTTTGTTTTACTACGACTAACACCTAGTGTATCATATAACCCAGAACTAGAATCAGCAGTTGACTGAGTAGCTGTACCAGTGTCTTCTGAATTATCACTGCTTTGACTAGCGTCCGCTGAGCTGGCAGTATTTTGCGGAAACAATATCAAATATTCATCAGCTTGGTCAACAATTTTTCTATCAACCATTTCTTTCATACGTTGATTTATAGATCGTTGCAAACTGTTTGGGCCCGATTGTAATATTTCTTGTACTGTTGAACCAACTGCTGACGAATCGGTTTTTGTATCTGCTAGGTCATCTGTTAATGCTATTTGATTCCACGGCATAGCTGTGCATTTATATACACTACCTCTTTCTGTAGCAGTCATAGACATGTCAACAAAACTAAAAGGAATTTGTCTACTAGTATTAGGAATATTTTTTATTTGACCTGATTCAGTATTGCCTCTAAAATCTATAGTAAGAATAAAAGGTGCTTCACGCCAATTGTCCCATCCTTGTTTTTGTGCTAGTTGCTGACAACTAATAATAAACAATCCCATACTATAAGGCTCAATAATATCAAACGAAAAATTCATCACGTTAGTATTACCGCCACCTTGTTCAAATCCAATTACACTAAACAATTCTAAATTGTTAATAAAAAAATCAAACTTACCATAAGGAGTGTTTACACGATTATTAGGATCAGCATTAGCGTCTTTACAAATAAGAGGAATCTTTCCTCCTTTTTTATAAGTCTTGTCAGGATAATTTAAATCGTTTTCTGTTAGGCAACCTAGACCAAGTACATAGGTATAACTTGCATAGGCAAATAAAGGATTTGGCAATGGCAATTTTTGCCCTGCACTTAATCCTTTAAAGAAATTACTTATTCCGCTGAATGCGCCAGATATACCGTTGAACGCAGATGTCAATCCACTGGCAGCTCCACCATCTGTGAATTTTGTTACTGCATTGCCTACTGCGGTTGCAGTCTGAGTTGCAGAATCTATTAGCCCTGGAATACCATCTAAACTCATTTTATAATCCTAGTATAGTTTTTAATCCACTGCCTTTTGGTATGTATATTTGTGTCCCAGGAACAAAATCTAAGATAGGATCTTGTAATACATCCAAATTACGTTGAATAAAAACCCACCAAAGATTAACTTCACCGTACAAATCGTATGCTAGCAAATCAGGTCTGTAAGTGTATTGTGGTTCTATAGTATAAAGGAAATCGTCCACATCTGCACTGACTGGTCTAATAGACAGCACATCAAGATAATTTTTTGTTATCTTTGTAGTATACCAAGGACTAGTGTTAGTATATGTAGCCATAATTAAATGTATCCAAAACTATTATTGAGATAGCCACCGCTAACAAATCTATCAAGACTAAAGTTACGAGCACTGTTTCTACTGTATAGAGGTTGTAGAGTTACACTAAAAGTACTCTTAGTTGGCACATGAGTAACACCTCCGCTAGTTGTTCCGCCTAGACCAAATGTTCCTGCTAGAGCGGCAACTTGACCTACTCCGCCAGCAATAGCACTAACACCACTTAGTATTCCGCCAAAATCGCTGTTTCCGCCTAGCAATCCTGCACCTGCGTTAGCAAGTCCTCCAAGACTGTCTGCAACACCTTCTACTGCCCCAGCGGCACTGCCTACTACATTACAACCAATGTAATCACAATCGTTAGGCATTGTTATGTCCATCTGTGTTACTACCACAGGAACATTTTTAAACACGTAATTTCCATAAGCATTTAAAAATACCACAGGAGGAGGATTACCGGCCTTTGGATCATTTCCAGCGAACATTTTGGTAAGGCTTCTTAAATAGTGTATCATAGAAATCCAGTAAAGGCCTTGTGTAGGATCTTCTACAAACATGGGTGCTTCAATTCTTATATGACCAGGTTCGCTACTTTTAAACGCTTGGAATTTGTAATTTGTATGTACTGTTTCAATTGCTTGATAATCAGCTTTTTCACCAACTGTAATTTTTGGAGTGTATGGAAATATTAAACCGCCTGCATCTTTCAAAGGCTTTAGCACAGGACTTGTTTTAAAACTGGACCAATTAGCTAAACTTAATCTGACACGCCAGTCGTTAGCATTGGCATCTCCGCCAAAACTAGCAACTGCGCTGACAATATCGCCAACTGCTTCTCCGGCGGCTGGCAAATTAATTGAACGGACTGCGGCCATGACGTCACCACCACTGCCGCTATTATATGCGGTACTGATAGCACTACTCATGTTTCCAAACGTGTTTACAGCGCCAGCGCCAGCGCCGATCAGATTCGTTGAACCAGATAATGAATCGAGAAATCCCATAATAATATCCTTGTTTTGGTATATTATTTATTTGACTTTATTAAGTGCGTAGTTTATAATAAGACATTAGAGGACTGACAAAGGATGACCGCAAAAGTAAATTACCTAAACAACAAGGATATGTTGTTAGAAATACATAGAAGTAAAAGCTCATATTGTGTGTTTACCAAACCAGAATATCATCAATATGACATTATATTGCCCAGCTTAGAAAAAATTAACATTCGAAGCATAGCCGAAGCTAAACGTAATCAAGCAAAACGGCTAGGCGATGCAGAATACGCTAGACGCAAAGCCGCTGGCGAAAAAGTCAAACAAGCAGACTGCGAAGTTGACTATAAGAAAATAGCCAAGACAGATTTAGTATTTAGGATTATGACTTTTGATCATATTCCGCTTAATAATACTCGTAAAAAGAATCCCAAGAGTCTTGCTGACCATAGAGACAAAGTAAACTTTCCCCCATTCCAACATTGGAAATTTGACGAAAACAATGAGCTTGTTTGTGTCGGAAAAAGTCATTGGAAGGGCGATTTAGTTAAGGGCAAGTTCGACAAAGATGCTGGCCAAATTACTAACACCTTAGCACGTATGATGTTAAAATTATGCGAGCGTTATGCAACTCGCGGAAATGTTCGCGGTTACACATACAATGACGAAATGAAAGGACAGGCCATTTTGCAGTTAACACAAATTGGATTACAATTTGACGAAAGCAAATCAGACAATCCGTTTGCTTATTTTACTGCGGCTGTTACTAATAGTTTTGTTCGTGTTATTAATATCGAAAAACGTAATCAAAATATACGTGATGATATCTTAGAAATTAATGGTATGAATCCAAGTTATAGCCGTACTGGTGCTGGTGAACATGCGGCCGCA